CAAAGAAAAGGCGGACCAACTTAAAATCGGGAAGAACGGAAGTTCAAAAACAAGATGGTTTGTTGGCAACTTTCCTTCGTAAGTTCCGAAGCACATTGAAAGATAAAAACGAAAGTTTGGTTTCAATAGTTCAACCGGGTGAAGAAAAGCAACAAACGGAAATTGATCGTTGGGAAAAAATAATCCAAGACAAGAAGGACGAAGAAAAGAAGGTTGAAGAAGCAAGGGTGAAGAAGATCACGGACAAGATTGAAGAAATAGGCAACACCATAAAAACTTGGGTTCAAGAATTGACTTTTCCATTAATTGAATCAACGGAAAAAAAGATATTCGAATACACGGAAAACGAATCTTCGATAATTCAATTTGAAGAATATCAACCATTATTTGATGAAGTTGTTGACCGTGAAATGGAAAGTTTCAATACAAAAAAAGCAACATTGATTGATCAAGAAGAAACAAGGATCAATGGATTGAAAAACGAAAGGATCCAACAGATTCAAAAAATGGAAATTGAACAATCAAGATTCATTGAGCGTGCAACAATTGAAAGGAAAGATATTGTGAAAGAAGTTAAGAACTTTTTTGACGCGGTTGAAATTGATTTTGGTGATCAAAAGGAATTGTTTCAAGAAATGGTCGTTCGTGTAAAAAAGAAGGCTTCGGATCATATCGAAAAATTAATATCCGATCAAAAGAAGGAAGATGAATTGGCGGAAATGAAAGCGTTGAACGAAAAGAATCAACGAATTGCGGAACAAACAAAAAGAATCGCGACAATTCAAGAAGGTTACTTGGATCGAATTGATCAAATGACGGCTTCGGAACATATTGAAGAAGTGAACAAAATCAAAGGTCAATTAAATGAAAAAGGCGGAATCGAACCACAATTGGAATCTTTATTTGACGGAATGGTTGGTGTTGTTAATCGTGCTTTAAAGTCGAAACTTGAATCGATCGCGGAAGAATTAAAGGCAATTGAAGCCAAGAAGGATGAAAAGTTAAAATCAAGAATCAAGAAATTGAAAGCCATTGGATTAAAGAAAGACAAGGATTTCGATCAATTGGTTGGTTATGGTTTGATGTTGGATTTCCAAAAAATAAGAAATGAAGAAAACTTCCCGCAATATTTTACAGAAGTTCAAAAGACGGTTAATGATATGAAGTCGGATGAAGAAAGATCCAAATTGATCGGTCCGGAAAAAGAAAAGTTATCAAATTATTTGGATGAAGTTTTCAGATTTGAGATTGAAGCGTATTCAGATGTTAAGGAAATGAAGCCTTTATTTGATGAATTGGAAGAAGACTTCGAAGCATTTGTGAAGCAAGTTAAAGAAAAGATCCAAAAATTTTAATAACAGTAAATCAAGAAAATAAATGAAAAAAATAAATGTATTATCGCTATTTGACGGAATGAGTTGTGGACAAATAGCGTTGGATCGAATGGGAATCGAAGTTGATCAATTCTTTGCAAGTGAAATCGATAAATATGGAATCGCGGTCACACAAGCGAATTTCCCAAACACAAAACAGATTGGCGACGTGACCAAGGTTGATTCGAAAGATCTTCCGATAATTGATTTAATAATTGGCGGAAGTCCGTGTCAAGGATTTTCATTCGCCGGAAAACAAGCAAACTTCGACGATCCAAGAAGTGCGCTTTTCTTCGAGTTTGTTCGATTGTACAAAGAATTAAAGGAAAGAAATCCAAATATAAAGTTCGTTCTTGAAAATGTAGTGATGAAACAATTGTATAAAGATGTTATTTCCGAACATCTTGGTGTGGAACCAATATTGATAAATAGTGGATTGTTAAGCGCTCAAAATAGACGCCGTCTTTATTGGACAAACATTGAAGGTGTTGAACAACCCGTTGACAAAGGAATCATCGTTGGGGATATTCTTCAAAACGAAGTTGATGAAAAATATTTAATCACGGACAAATGGAAAGCATGGTTGGACAAACACGCGCCGGAAAGATTAAAGAAAAAATACATGACAGTTAATCCCGAAAAAGCGATCACAATGACGGCGCGACAGTATGCCAATTGGTCGGGGAATTTTGTGACTTGTGTGGCGCAACGCGGAAGATATATCGTTGACGGTAAAAGGCAAGATCATAAAATGAAAACCAAAGGATTAACAACCCAAAGACTTGAACCAAGAAGTGATGGAAAAACCAATTGTTTGACAACCGTTCAAAAGGACAATTATGTGACTAATTGGGAAGATATAAGAAAACTAACCCCAATCGAATGTGAAAGACTTCAAACAGTTCCGGACGACTACACGTCAGTTGTTAGTGACACTCAAAGATATAAGATGTTAGGAAACGGATGGACCGTCGATGTTGTATGTCACATATTTGAAAACCTTAAAAAAGATTTATAATGGAAGTTTTAAACGATCTAAAAAACCAAGAACAAAAACGCAAAGAATTAAGCGTTGGACTTAACGACAGCGAAGAAAGATTCTTCGTGTGGTTCAATATGAAAAGGAAATTCGGAAAAGAATTGGGCGAAAAAGAATTGAACTTGATTGATAGTATTTACAAGAATCAACAAAACGACGCATTGGTGCGCGTTGGGCTTTATAGGCTTATAAACTTTTTATTTGGAATCATTTTCATGGCGGTTTCTTTATTTGCTATGAAATGGCAATATCAAGGGCCCTTGTGTTTGGTCCTGGGTTTTGCTTTCACGTTAATCAATTTAGTGTGGGGAATAAAAGCGAAAATCGATCATAGATCATTTGTGAAACGTCAAAAAAGTTTCGCGAATGTCAAAGAATAATGGATTTACTTCATCAATGGAATTCCCCGGTGAATTAAGCAAAGCACAAAACGGGCTTTCCATTGATGTTTTGATATACGACACTAAAACAAAAGATCACACGGTCGGTTGGTATGACTTCAACGCGATGACATGGCGTTTTCTTTCAAACGAACCGCATAAACAATTTGTGTGGCGATATTTTAAAGATCATATCGACAAGCCATCAAAGTGTGATCACGATGAATTAATTGAAACACAAACGGGAATCGCTTGTCGGATTTGCGGTGAACATTCATAGTATGGAAATTGAAGTATTAAAAAACGTTGTTGACGAAATCAAACGCCTTGCAAAAAACCGCGATTGGATTTTCTTGTGTCATCAAGAAAAAAACCACATGATTTCTTTTGAAAAGGAATTTGATTATTCGTCGAAGCCGGTTCGAATAAATGTTTATTACAAAAAGGATTCATCGAAACGAAATTTGAACTTAACTATTGCCACGGCAATGGATCATCCAAAAAAAGGAAAAACGCAACTTTATAGAAGGGGCGTGAACAATAGCAAATTTATTAAACTTTTAAAAAATCCACGTCAACACACGGGTCGTGGTTATTACAGAAAATGAGCAAAAAAAAGGAACCTAAAGAAATTAAAAATCCGGTGATCATCGAAGCGAAGTTCATCCGTGAAACAACAAAATCATTTTATTTGGATTGTGAAGGGGGTCCCGAATGGTTTCCGAAATCGCAAGTGAATTTCAATTCGGACAAAAACGAATTAGAATTGCCGAAATGGTTGGCGGAAAAGACATTCCCAAATACAAAATTTTAAAGATGGGTTGTTGTAGTATGATGCCACCGGTCCTTGATTGTCATCCGCGATTTGATATGGCGGAAGAAACATTGAAAGTTTCAACAATGTTGACAGGAAACACAAGGAAAGCGATTAAATTATTGTCAAAGCAATATGAAATCGAAGAAATAAGACAAGATGCGCCCGAATATCAAGAAGACGTGATGGTTCGGGAAATGCCATTGGTGATCACATATTTTTCATGGGATTATCCAAAAAGAAAATTTGAATGGATTATTGATCACACAGAATTTAAAAGAATATGAAAGGATATTGGAACGGTGAACCCGCCGAAATAAAGGGTTTGGAATACACGGTGACAGAAGTGGCGGAAACGCCATTGCATTGGCAAAACGCAATCGTCGGAACAAGACGTCAAGGAATAGAAATTGAATATCTTGGCGAAAAATGGATCATTGACAATCAAAACGCAACGGGATATTTTAAGACCACGGAAGGTCAAGGATCCCCGCAATGTGGACACGCTTCGGTTTCGAATCCGGAAGATGTTGAATACATTGAAGATCGTTTGATTTTTACACACGTAAATCGTCCCATGATAATGGTTGAAGAAAAAAGATTCGATCTTTGGGCGGTGCGAAATCATCCGAAGGAATTTAAAAGACTAAAAGCGTTAAGGGATTCAATAAGAAAACGTAAATAATGGGAATAGTTATCGCAAGTATAATCGTTGTGTTTTATTTAATATTTTCACAACCAACACCACAAGAAAGGATGGAAGCAAAAAAGAAAAGACCGGTTGAATTCGTGGTCAACCGTGAAATGAAGCCACACGAAGAAAGAAAGGATTTGGATCGAAAAGATTGGCTCATAGTAACGAAGAAAAAAGGATTGTTCCATCAATGGGGATCCGAAATTGAAGAAGGTGAAAACGAGGTGGCGACGTTGTCGGTTGCTATCATCGAAGACGAAAACGGACAAATACACACGCCGACACCTTCGGATGTTAAATTCTTGGATAAATAATGGCTAATTGTAGTGATTGTTTAGAGTGCGTAAAAATGTTCGGAAAAGGAAAAACAATTTTCTTTTGTGATGTAGATGAAGACATCGCGGATATTAAGTTCGAAAAAGACCATGATTGTAAAAGTTACAATAAAGATGAATAATAATTAATTTTAAAACCAAAACAGATGTCAAAAGGAAAAGGGAATGTCAAAAATATGATTCCTAAAAAACAGTTAAACAAAGCCGATCAACAGAAACAAGCAATGGACAAAATTGTTCTTGATCGCAAAGAAAAGAGTTTGAACCGTTGTAAAATGCTATACAAAGGAATGATGGATGGCGTTGGAAAAGCGATCGACGAAATGGAATTGGATCCGGAAATTGGGGCGCCAACATTCCAAGAAATGCAAGACGCGTTCATGCGGGCCGCACATTCATACAATCAAAGATCCATGGAAGAACAATGGAAGAATGTGGAAATTGTGGATCCAAAAGACAATTAAATGAATTTAGCATTTTCACAAACATTCCCGCCAAAAATTGATATTATTGGCGGGATGCCAACACATTTTGTTGGAAAGATCCTTGGTGGTTTTGATCCAATTGAAATCGTTCCATATTACGATGGTTACGTCACTAAATTTCTAAAGACGGAAGCGGAACGAATTGAATTCGATCGACAGATCACGGACGAACCGAACAAGATCCATACCATGCGAAGATCCATCGGAAGGTGGAAAGAAGGAATGAAGATCCATTTTGAAATCAATTCAAGACAATCGAATCGTTTTCAATTTGCGCCCGTTAAGATTTGCACCGGGACGGAACACGTTTTGATCAAGTATGAAGAAGGTCAAATAATACCACGCGTTGCAGTTGATGGAATGATATTGGACGCGGATGAAGTTTTGGAATTAGCGATCAACGATGGATTTGAAAATCCAATTGAATTTTTCAATTACTTCCATGAAGACTTCGAAGGCGAAATCGTTCATTGGACATCAAAACGATATTTTGATGGCGATAAATTATCGCGAAGAATTTGTGATGCCATAGCAAAAGCAATCGGCGGAAAAGTTGTTTTATACAGTCATCCGGAAACGGAAGAAGAAATGGCAATGATCAAGCATAAGGACGACAACACACCGTCGAATTTCCTTGCTGAATTATACAACAAAGGAACTTGGGTTGAAGAAGTAAACGAAATAAAAGTTGAAGACTTTGAAGTTGTCAACGGGAATTGTCAATGTGGATGGTCTAAAAACGAATGTCCGGGAATGACAAAGGATGGTTGCCGACCAAGACCCGAAAAGTCAGAATTTGAAAAAGCGATCGAAGGATCCATGGAACGATCGAAAAAAAGGGTTGGTGTGATAACGCCTTCCGGATCTCTTTTTCGTGAATGGATCGCAAGGAAAGGTGAAACTTATGTCGCTTATACTATGATCAACAAAATTGATCATATTCAAGGAATACGATTCCATGAGGTTGTGAACGGCTATGATTGGAACGACGTTGATGTTGACTTGCAAGAACAAGCAAGACAAAGAATTGTAATTGATACAAATACATAAATTATGAAAAAAAGAAAAAAGTTTGATTTCGAATTAGATTTCGGGACCTGGGTTTTGCCGATCGGTTTTGGTGTTTCAAAGGTATGGGAAGAAGTGTTCGTTCAAATATTGTGTTTTAGGTTCGTTTATCATTGGAATTACAATTTCAACGAAAAATAATTGTAAAACTCTTTAAATCAATTATATTTGAACATCTTAATGAAAATTGTTGGTTAATAGCATAACATAACATTTGAAGCCCGATCCATGCACGCAAACGCACTGATCGGGTTTTTCAATTTAATACATTCACTTATGGAAGAATCAAAAAAATGCGTCTTTGACGTTTGCCCGGTGTCGAACGGGATGTGTAAAGACGGGTGCAAAGCGCCAAACAGCGACGAAGCGAAATTGGTCGGAATTGCTTGTGATAAATACAAGACCAATAAATTCAAAAAGACATTGAAGAAAAAAGGGTTTGTCCATTTCGAAGTCAAAGAACAATCAAAAATGATGGATGTGATCAAAGTGGCGGTTCATTCGAAGGACATCCGGAAGATCCAAAGTATTTGTCAAGAAGTTGAATTGTACTTTAAAAACCGAAATTAATGATCCGATTTAAAGAAATTCCATTGAAACCATCACTTTGGACATTGGACGTTGTGATCGGAAAGAACGAACAAGAAGTTCGAACATTCACTTCGCAACGATACCAAATTCCGGAATATGATTTCAAGGATTATCAAGTTGTCAACACGGTGACTTGGTTGGAATCGGGAAAAGATTCAATACTAAAAGGCGAAAAACGAATATTGTTGACGCTTCAAAGTTTCAACAAAAGGATCCTTGTTCACGAATTGGTTCATGTACTTTGGTATTACGGGGACCGGACGGGATGCGACATTGTAAGGGACACGCAAGAATGGCAAGCCATCTTCGTTGAATGGTTATTTGTTGAGGTATTGAAAAAACATAATTACGAAAAGATCAAGTTTTAGTGTATCTTTGAAACTCCTATGAATAAAGTGTAATACTTGTTTATTTATTGCCATTCAAACCAACACCGGAAACGATGTTGGTTTTTTTATATCTTTGTTTTATCGTTTCTTACGGGACAAGAAATGAAGTCAAATGATGTAAATCCGTGCAAAATGGATTCAAAACCTTCAATTTAAAGTCCAAGAAACGTCACGAAAAGTGAAGATCTAAAAAAGACGTTATGGCAAGACCAAGTGAATATAATAAGGAATTATGCGAATTGATTTGTGACGAAATCCGCGAGGGTGGGAACATCAAAGCAATATTGAAGAAGAAAAGAAAATATCCGGTCTTTTCAACTTGGTGCAAGTGGAAACGGGAAAATCTTGAATTATTGAACCTGTATGTGGGGGCCTTGCAAGACAAAACCGAATCTATAATGGAAAGAATCGCCGAAATAGAACAAGAAGTTGAAGAAGGGAACATGACATATTCACAAGGACACTTATTGATCAACACATTGAAATGGAAAGTGGCGAAGTTTTATCCGAAGATGTATGGAACGAAAGCGTCATTGGATATTACGACGGACGGAAAAGAAATCACACAGCAAGTCACGGTCTTCCAACTTCCGGACAACGGACGTGGTGAAGTGGCGCAAAAGGAAGATCCAAACAAAAAAGCATAATTGAATAAATGTCGCAAATCCAATACATAAAACCCCAATCGGGTTATCAAGAAATGGCATTGTCAAGCCCGGCGGATATTGTGATCGGTGGCGGGGCCGCGGGTGTTGGAAAGACTTTCACTTTATTACTTGAATCACTTCGAAATGTAAACAACAAGGGATTCGGTGGTGTTATATTCAGAAGAACGAATCCAATGATTCGCGCGGAAGGTGGTTTGTGGGATGCTTCGGAAAAGTTGTTTTCCTTGATTGACGGGGCAACCCCTCGAAGATCTCAACTTGAATGGTCCTTCACAAGTGGCGTGAAATTAAAGTTTTCGCATTTAGAATATGAAAAGAACATCTATGATTGGCAAGGATCCGAAATCCCGCTAATTGGCTTCGATGAATTAACACACTTCACGAAGAAAATGTTTTTTTATCTTCTTTCGCGTAATAGATCAACAAGTGGCGTGAAACCTTATGTTCGGGCAACTTGTAACCCCGACCCGGATTCATGGGTTCGTGAATTCATTGATTGGTGGATTGGCGAAGATGGATTCCCAATTCCGGAACGTCAAGGTGTGTTGCGTTACTTCATGGTTGATAATAACAATTATATTTGGGGCGATAGCAAAGAAGAAGTGATCGAAAAAGGGTGGCACGTTCTCGAAGAACTATGCGAGAAATCGGGGGTTGCGCCGGATCACTTTGTCAAGTCTTTGACATTCATTGGTGGATCCATTTATGATAATAAGGAACTTTTAAAAGTCGATCCGGGATATTTAGGGAACTTGAATTCACAGTCCGAAGAAGAAAAGTCAAGGTTATTGATGGGGAATTGGAACGTGAAGATTGGTGGTGATGATATATTGGACTACTTTAAAACACGGGACATCTTCACAAATACGTATGTTGCGGATCTTTCGAAATATGAACCAAGAAGAATCACGACCGACATCGCATTGAAAGGATCCGACAAATTTGTTGTTTATGTATGGCAAGGAAGAATGATGATCGATTTCCTTGTTATGGATAAGAGCAAAGGAAACGAGGTGATCGACGGAATCAAGAAGATGGCGCGAAAACACTTTGTCAGTTATTCGAACGTTGTATTCGATAATGATGGCGTCGGTGGTTTTGTGGATGGATTCATTGATGGTGCGATCGAATTTATGAACGGCGGTCGTCCGAAGAAAGGTGAAAACTATCAAAACTTAAAATCACAATGTTACTTCAAGACGGGTGACGCGATAATGCGTGGCGAATACTACATTCCGGAACACGTCGCGAATATGCCATATTCAAAGGACCGGACATTGAAAGAACAATTGTTGTATGAGCGTAGAGCGATAAAACGTGGAAAGCCAAACAGCGATGGAAAATTGGTTGTTATCAAGAAAGAAGAAATGAAAGTCTTTTTGGATAACAATTCACCGGATGCGTGGGACGCGTTTATGATGAATGAATTATTTTATCTTGATTTCGATGACATCGAAGTTTCTTACTCTTAATGGAATAAAATCGAATTGGATCCGAATGATCCTTAAATTTGCTTTTTAATCATAAATGCTTGAATATGAAAAAAGAACTACAATATTTAAAAAGAGTAATGAGGTTAAAGGTTAAGAAGATTCGAAAGGTGATCGGTTGGTTGGCGATCGGTGCGAATTACGCTTTAAGTAGATAATTTTTATTACATTTGAGTTCACAGAAGTTTAACAATTAAAACCAAAACACATGAAGAAATTATTTTTCCTTGCGGTTACTTTCCTATTTATGGGATCCGTTCTTGCAAGTTCGCCGGTTTATGATGTGGGAAACGATTATGTCAAAGTGATCGTGGACGACGTTGGCGACCAAGGAATTGTGGCAATCGTTGATCTTGGATCCATGGAAGTGGACCAATTGAATGATCAATTCAAAGTCACAGCCCAAAAGGTTAATCACGAAAGCGGTGGTTATTTTTTAGCAATACAAACAGAAATCGAAGATTGTCGATTCTTGTATTGCACCAATTTAATCAAAGAAGATCTATTGACATTTAAAAGGACGGTCCCGCCACCGGGAACGGAAAATTTAGTCGTCAATATGTTTGGAAGTGGTAGTGGCGGAATAGCCCGAACCGACAAGGCTTAAAGCACTATAAGAAAAGATTTTATAAATGAAAACGCGATCCGATTTGGATGGCGTTTTTTTTATGCCCGTATTTTTTGTTACTTTTGAAAAGAATTATTTGACTTGCCAAGGGAACGCAATCGCGAATTCTAAAAATCATTTGTTTAATTAAAACACAAAAGTTATGGATTGTAATTGTCCGGCGCCTTCTTCCTTGGTAGAGATAATCGCGGAAGCGTGTGGCGTTGATTTAAAACAAATTCAAAGATTAGGTTTCCAAAGAAGCGGAACAATTTTTGATTCGGGGGCAGTAACCCCAAGTGACATCCTTGAATTGTCAGCATGGCAAGCATTGATGACCGCGACAGATGACACGAAAATCGTTGTCACACCATTAATCGGAGCCGATCCAACGATCGAAGCCGGTGAAGCTATCACAACGGGTGGTGGTGATAATTCAACATTGAACGGCGTTGAAGAAGTTGAAGGCGTGAACCCTTCTTCATTTTCTTGTATGTTTAAGTCGTTATCTTCAACAGTTGAAAAAGCGTTAAAGGCTTTAAATTGCGAAAGAAATTTAGTTGTTTACTTGTTCTTGCAAGGTGGGAAAATCGCCGTGACTGAAATCACAGCCGGTTCCGCTTATGAAGGATTCCGCGTTCAATCGGTTTTTGTTTCCGATCGTAACAACGCCGGGTTCGGAACAAAAGACACGATTTCAATGTCTTTCGAACTTGAAGCGGGATGGTCCGACAACTTGGTCATCTTATCACCTAATTTTAATCCGTTGACAGATCTTTAATTGATCGGTTGACACAAATCATTCATTATGGCAGAAGACAAAAAGCCGGAAGAAATCAAAGTTGGATTAATATCCAAAGATTTCAAGAAGGGTGGAAAAGGGATCGAAAGATCTTTTCCAATCGGTCAAGCGAATAAACTTTTAAATTTATCCAACAGTCAATGGAAGTTAAATGACAAAGGTTTTACGTATAACGGAAAAGAGATTGCGAAAGCGAAATCATAAACACCCGAAAATCCAATGAAATTGAACAAACTATCGGCGATGGAAATTTTGAAAAATCCACGTCACAAAAAGCAAATCCAATCGGTTAAAAACATAGAATCACAATTGCGTGTGTTCACGGAAGACATGAGCAAACACGAATTGTCAACGGAATCGTATTGGAAAGAAATCATGGCGATAATGAAGGCGCGATCGGCTAAAAAGTTTGATCGCGTTTTGCAGTTTTCACGCTATCCATTGCCGATTGTTCAATTATCGGATTCAATCTTAAAAGACTTTTTTAAAGTATTTGACGGAAAGAATCGATTTTTTAATGTTGAAGGTGATCGCAACATTGAAAGACTAAACGAATGGATCGACGAAAACGATCCGGATCAATGGATCCAAGAACAAGCCGTTGAAGTATTCAAGAACAAGCCAAATTCATTTGTTGTTGTTGATATTGATGAAAACGGGATCCCATTTTTAATATTGATTGATAGCGATCGACTTCACGATGCTAAATTCAAGAATAGTCATGGCGATTTATATTATATCGCTTTTATTCATTCACAAAGCGTGGAACAAGTCGCGGACAAAGAAGTTGTGACAACGCTTTATTCAGTTTATGACGAAGAATCATATTTCGTCTATTCTAAAAAATCTAATTCCGACGAATTCGTTTTTGTATCGGAATCAAAACACAAAATCGGGCATTGCCCCGGGCGATCATTTATCAAGTCCCCTTCAAATTCAAAGAACAATTTTGCGCGTCGCGTTGCCTTTTCTTCGGCACTTGCCAAAATGGAAGATTGGACAATATTTGATATTTATCGAAATTATTTGGATCATTATGGTCCTTTTCCTGTAACGGAAGCCCCGAAAAAGAAATGCGGAAACCCTCAATGTAAAGATGGCGCGGTTCCCGAAGAAGTGATCGTGGATCCCGCGAAGGACATAACGAAAACAGTTTGGACAACTTGTGGTGTTTGTGGCGGTGCGGATCATGGACAACATATCGGTCCGGGAACACATATCGGAATAAACGTGAAAGCCGACGCAAAGAATGGTGAAGGTGTTTTCCGAATGATATTTCCCGACACGGATAAATTGAAATATGTTCCCGAAAAACTTGACAACCTTGAATTGGAAGTAAGGTTGAAGACCGTCGGGATCAATTCAGTAATGAACAAAGAAGCGGTCAACGAAATGCAAATGAAAGGATCTTTCGCATCCATGGAAACGATCTTGTTAAGAACAAAGGATGAACTTGATTTCCTTTACAAATGGATTGTGAACACAGTTGGCGGATTATACTATCAAAACTTAAAATTAAAAGTTGAAGCAAATTTCGGAACTGAATTTTATTTAATTAGCGAAGAAGACTTGCAATTGAGATTTGAAAATGCCAAGAAAATCGGGCTTCCGCTCGAAGAACAATTGAACATTTACAAACAGTTATTGCAAACAAAATACAAAGGCAATTCGACGAAATTGAATCGTGCGTTGATGTTGCTTGATTTGGATCCTTATCCAATGTCGTCGGTTGTTGAAGTTGCCGACTTAAAAGACAAAGGCGTTGTGGACGTTTTTGAATTTAACTTAAAAGTGAATTTTCTTCAATTCATTTCACAGTTTGAAGCCGAAAACATTGACATCACGCAATTTGGAATTGACCTTGAATATTGGTCAAGGGTTGAGCGTATCAAAAAAGAATTATCTTTGTACAACACCGAAATGATCGAAGAAAGGAAGAAAAGAGGGGATGAAGGCGAACCAACGCCACCAAATCCGCCAATTCCGCCGGAACCGATCGAAGGCGAATAAATAAAAGTTTAATTAAAATCATTACTTAAAATGAAAAAAATCAAAGCAAACAATTTCGATAATGCACACGCAGAATTGAAAGCAATTAGCGAAGATCTTGTAAAAGGTTTGAAACAAAAGATCCCACACGCGGATCGTAAACATTACGTCGTGGCGCTTGTAAAAATCATCGATCGTCCGGGTGAAGTTAAAAACGCGGTGAAAATTGATCGTGTATGTTACGACAAAGGAAGATTCGAAAGAATGACGAAAAATTATGCGGTGCATGGTTATTCAAAAATGATTGTTCTTCACGATCCTTCGCAGTTAGAAGAAGACGACACGGTGATTATTCCACAACACGTTCAAGTGAAGACGGAAGCGGAAATCCGAAAAGAAGTTGAAGCGGAAAACGAAAAGGTTATCGAACAACGTGTGAAAGAAGCATTGGCGGAACAAGCAAGCCAAGAAGGAAAAGACGGTGAAGGTGATGGCGATGGACCTG